TTCTTCTACAAGTATCCCTAAATATTATGCTAATTGGGATGAAGAATATTGGGTTGTAGCCCCTACGCCAGATACAGCTTATGCAATTACTTTAGCCTATAATAAAGAGCCAGTAAGTTTAACAGATGCATCAATCAGTGCGAGTGGAACCTATGTATCCAATAAATATCAGGATTTACTTTTATATGCATGTCTGGTAAATGCATATGGATACTTGAAAGGTCCAATGGATATGTTACAACACTATGATAAGCTTTATAAAGAAGCTTTAGAAACGTATGCGACTGAACAGATGGGTCGTAGACGCAGAAACGAATATCAAGATGGGGTTATTCGTCTTCCTATTAAATCTGAATCACCATCAACTTTTTAAGGAGATAAAAAAATATGGCAAATATAATACCTTTTTCATTTCGTGGAGAATTATTCACTGGAACACATAATTTTGCTTCGGGAGGAGACAGTTTTAAATTAGCACTTTATACCGCTCAACCCTACAACACATCGAGTACTGTTTATAATGCAACAAGTGAAGTAAGTTCTTCTTCACCTTATATTGGATACAGTACAACTGGAAAAGCATTAACAGGTAATGCAGTTGTTGCTACAACAGCCGTTGCATCTTGTGATTTTTCTGATGCGGTTTGGACAACAGCTACTTTTACAGCAGCGTATGGAGCAATCTATAATGATGATAAATCAGATAAATTATGTGTAGCATTAGATTTTGATGGAAATAAAACTGCTACGGCAGGTACGTTTACAGTTTCATTCCCGAGCCCAGCAACAGCGGCGGATGCAATTATAAGCATGGCTTAAGGAGAATAAATGGCTTTAGTAATAAATGACAGAGTAAAAGAATCGAGTACAACTTCCGGTACAGGAACCTTAAATCTTGCAGGAGTCGTAACAGGCTTTGAAGGTTTTGTTGCGGGAATTGGTGATACTAACACAACTTACTATGCAATTTTTGAACAAGGTACGGTGCGATGGGAAGTTGGAGTTGGAACGGTAACAGATGCGGCTACAGATACACTTTCAAGAGACACTGTAATTTCAAGTTCTAATTCAGATTCATTAGTAAATTTTCTGGGTGGTACATTAGATGTATTCTGTACTTTACCAGCAAGTAAAGCTATTTATTTAGATACGTCTACACCAGCAGTACCGGTAGGAGCAGCGAGCGCAGGATTTGCATTAGCAATGGCGGTCGCATTATAGGAAAAAATTATGGCACAAGATTTTAGAAACGATATACAAAGAAACGTAGGAACAGTTCAGCAATTATTGTTGGATGCAGGAAACTATGACGCCGTAATAGGAATTAGATGTTGTAATGTACATGCATCTTCAACTATTGCTTTGGATGTTTATATAATAAATGGTGGAAATAATTATTACATTGCTAAAGACGTAAGTGTTCCCCCCAACTCAGCAATTGAATTAATTCAAGGGGGCGCTAAAATTGTTCTTAAAAGTGGCGACGATCTGTATGCAATAAGTGATGTTACAGCTTCCGTTGATATTGTTACTTCGTATATTGATACAATTAGTTCTTAAGGAGAATTATGACGGCAATAATAAATGGAATCCAGTATGTTGGAGGCTCGACAGGACCTAACGATTTTATAAATAATCAAGCAGCTAGCTTGAATGTAACTCAAACTATAGAAAGTGGTGTCTTAGCCGGTCCAATTTCTATTCCAGCAACAATCACAATCACAGGAACATTGGTAGTCGTATAATGAGCAAAATAGAAGTAGATAAAGTAGATCCACAATCAGGAACAGCCCTAGAAATTGGCACATCAGGAGATACTGTAACAGTACCTTCAGGTGTTGGCCTTACTTTAACTAATTCTACATTACTTTTACCAACTACAATCACGTCTACTACAGAAGTTAAAACTAACAAAATTTCTCCAGCAACAGGAGTTGCTTTTGCACTTGGAGATAGCGGGGATACTTTTACAGTACCTTCAGGAGCGACAATAGTTAATAGTGGAACAGCTACAGGGTTTGGCGGCGGCAAGTTGCTTCAAGTGATTAGTGCTACTGATAATACAGAAAGAACAACAACATCAGCTACTTTTGCATTAAATTCATCTACCTTAACTCTTGATATAACTCCAGCATCAACGGATAATAAAATTTATGTAGTAGCAAGTTTTAATCAATCAACTGGCGCTAATGATGGTGTTTTCACAATTTTTAGAGATAGTACAAATTTAGGTTCAGCAGTTTATGGACTTTCTTATTGTTTATCGGAAGGTGGTTATTGGTATGGTGGACAAACAATTTCTGTTTTTGAAACAGCACCATCAACTAGTGCATTAACATATCAAGTTCGTTTTAGAGCAGGAAGCGGAGATACTATTACTTTAAATGAAGGCCCAGCTTTAGGAAATATAACTGCTTGGGAAATAGAAGGATAATTATGAAACTTAGAAATAAAAACGATATTAAAATTGCTTATACAATATTACAAATTAATCCAACTGCTGTCTTTTCAATAAGTGGAGATGATGTGAACAGAATTGAATGGTTAAAAGGAACAACACCAATTTCAAATGAAGATATTTTAGATAAACAAGTAGAGTTAAAAGCTGAATATGATGCTAAACAATATCAAAGAGACAGAGCAGTCGAATATCCCTCTTGGCAGGACCAATTAGATGACATCTATCACAATGGAATTGATGGGTGGAAAGCAACAATTAAAGTAACAAAGGACAAATACCCTAAATAATGGTAATATAAAATTATGGCTTCAACAATTAAAGTAGACAACGTACAAAATCAACCAGGCACTAATATAGTTAGTAAATGTGGAACAGATGTTACCATAGGAGCTTCTGGTGATACAGTAGCTTTAGCATGTGGTGCTTCACAAACAGGATTCGGAAGAACAGGTACAGTTGATTGGGTTACAACAGTTCAAGTTACAGGAGATTCTCCAGTAACAGGTGTTACAGGAAAAGGATATTTTTTAAATACAACAGCAGGAACAATTACAGTTAACTTACCAGCAGGAGCTGCTGGTTCTATTCTTGCGTTTAAAGATTATGCTGGAACTTGGGACACTAATGCAGTTACCATAGTTCCAGACGGAAGTGAAAAAATTGCAGGACTTGCAGGAAGTGGTACTCTCTCTACAGAAAGACAATCAGTTACATTAATTTATATAGATAGTACTCAAGGATGGTTAGATATTCATGATTCAACTTCAGATGTATCAGTTGCAAAATTTGTAACGGCAACAGGTGGAACTCCTTGTGCAGGAGCCGTTGTTGATACAGATTATAAACAACATACTTTTACAGGTCCAGGCACTTTTTGTGTTTCTTGTGCAGGTAATGCAGGAGGATCCAGTACAGTAGATTATTTAGTAATAGCTGGTGCTGGAGGAGGAGGTTATAATAGTGCATCACCCGTTGATCAAGGTAGAGGTGGTGGGGGAGGAGCTGGAGGATATAGAGAATCTGCTGGAACTGCTACAGGGTGTTATACAGTATCTCCTTTAGGTGCTGGTGTTGCAGCATTATCCGTTACAGCAACAGGTTATCCAATTACTGTAGGAGGCGGTGATCCTAGCGGTACACCTCCTGGTGTTGGTAGTAATTCAATTTTTTCAACCATTACATCAAATGGTGGTGGTAGAGGTGGTGTAGGAACAAATTCTCCAGATTTTAGAACTGGCACAGCAGGTGCTTCTGGTGGTGGTGGAGGTACTTATGCAGGAGATGGTCCAGGTGGAGCAGGAAATACACCTCCAACAAGTCCACCTCAAGGAACTGCTGGTGGATTAGGTGTTGAGGGATCTCCAGCGTATGGAGGCGGTGGCGGAGGTGGTGCTACTGCTGTCGGAGTTGCTGGAACAATTGAAAAAGGTGGAGATGGTGGAGCTGGTGGAACAAGTTCAATAAATGCAACTCCAACTGCAAGAGCAGGTGGAGGAGGAGGTGCAACTTTAGCTGCTGCACCAACTAAAGGATGTGGTACAGGAGGTGGAGGAGATGGTGCTGCTTATGGCGATGCTCCAACTTCAGGAGGATCTGGAACAGCAAATACAGGTGGTGGTGGTGGTGGAGCTGGTGGACCACAATTTGGGGGAACTGGTGGAACTGGAGGTTCAGGCGTAGTAATAATAAGATACAAATTTCAATAATTAATTATGAGTGAAGTCAAAGTAAATAAAATTAGTCCAAGAACAGCATGTGGAACTGTTACATTAGGAGATAGTGGAGATACATTCACAATTCCTTCTGGTGCAACAATTACCAACGCTGGAACAGCATCAGGATTCGGTGCAACAGGAGAAATTTCCTGGGACACAACAGTTAAAACAACAGGAACCTTTACACCGACAGCTGGCGTAGGTTATTTTTTAAATACAACAGGTGGAATTATAACGGTTAATTTACCAGCAGGAACTGCTGGAGACTCAGTTGCCATGGTAGATTATGCAAGAACTTGGGACACAAATGCAGTTACAGTTAATGCAAATGGAACAGAAAAGATAGGTGGAGTAGCCTCTGCACCTGCAACTTTAGATACAGAAGGACAATCCGTTACTTTTGTCTATATAGATGGAACCCAAGGATGGGTAAATGTTTTAGATTCAACAAGTGCTGTTAAAGGAAACCCTTATATTGTAGCAACAGGAGGAACTATTAGTTGTTCTGGTAATGACAAAATTCATACTTTTACAGGACCAGGAACTTTTACTGTGTGTACTGCCGCAGTTTGTGCAGCTGATAATGCTGTAGCTTATATGGTAGTAGCCGCAGGTGGCGGTGCAGGATATCAATCAACTGGTGGTGGTGGAGCTGGTGGTTTTAGAGAAGGAACAACTGCACCCATAGTTCCATATTCGGCTTCCCCTTTAGTGGCCGCAACAGGTTCTACAGTTTCAGCAAGTCCAGGTTCTTATGCTATTGTTGTAGGTGGAGGAGGTGCTGGAGCAACTAGTGGACCTGGAACTGGTACACAAGGCAATACATCAAGTGGTTTATGTATTTCATCCGCTGGTGGTGGAGGAGGAGGGTCTGATGGCTCTCAATGTGGTTCTGCTGGAGGTTCTGGTGGTGGTGGAGCCAACGGAGGTTCTGGAGGAGCAGGAGATACACCAAATGTAACTCCTGATCAAGGATTTGATGGTGGTACTTCTACTGCTTGTTCTCCTTCTGGAGCAGGTGGCGGTGGAGCAACTGTGGCTGGTACTGCAAATTCTGGACCTACTGGAGGAGCAGGTGGTGCGGGAGCAACAACAAGTATTAATGCAACTCCCACAGCTTATTCAGGCGGCGGTGGAGGAGGATCAAGACCAGGTTCACCCCCAGGAGCAGCAGGAGGAGCCGGCGGGGGTGGAGCTGGTGGAACTTGTTGTGAAACAGGAGCTGATGGAACTCCAAATACTGGTGGTGGAGGTGGTTCTGGTAGATCATCTGGAACCGGATGTTGTGCACCAGGAAGAGCCGGTGGCGATGGAATAGTAATTATAAGGTACAGATTTCAATAATTAATATGGATTTACATTTTAAATTAAGTATAATATAAGGAGAAACATTATGGCACACTTTGCAAAACTAGGTTCAAACTCAAAAGTTATTCAAGTATTGACATTGAATAATGGAGATATGCTGAACGCTGATGGTGTTGAAGATGAATCAGTAGGACAACAATATTTAGAGAGACACAACAACTGGCCTGCTCAAATGTGGATTCAAACATCTTACAATACATCTGGTGGTACACATAACTCAGGTGATGACTCTAAAGCATTAAGAGGAAACTATGCAGGTATAGGTTATACTTGGGATGAAGATAATAATTTATTCTATCCTAAAAAACCTTATGCAAGTTGGGTTTTAAATACTACAACAGCTAGTTGGCATTCACCTATTGGTGACGCTCCAGATGATCTAACTGATGAAGAAAAAGCAGCTAGAACTTATTATGAGTGGAATGAAGCTGGTCAATCTTGGGATAAAACAACTCCCGAAGCATAATTTTATTGACAGTTTAAATAAATAATATTACTTATGGTGGTAGGTATGCAAAAGAAAGTATTATCAGAAATAGCTTTATATTACGGCGATGTAGCGATGCCGAAAGGTTTTGAGATTGATAGAGATAAACTTCAATCAGACATTTTAAAATCACAAATCCATAATAAAAAATTTCCCTATTCAAGAGAATGGGATAAGCTTAATACCTATCTAAGAGAACATATTAATGTGGAATATGGTTTTCAATTAGTCAATAAAGAAACGCGGGGAAATGTTTATAAGCCAAAAGAAATTTCTATTCCTTTACTTAATATAGATCCAGTCGACCTTAGAAATT